CCTCGAATTCGTATCGGATCAAAAAAATCAATCTGAAATGATTGAACTGGGCCTTGCTTCGGCCCCAAAAAAGGAGGCTCCGGCCGACGATAGTGGATCTGATGATCCACCAATAACTGAGGAAGAATGACGATAAAGTACAGTGACCTACTTGATGTAACTGTACTGAGTGACACCAGTCACTCCAAACAAAGGAAATGAACCATGAGACGACGTTTCAAAATGACCCGTAAAAAATCGCGCAAAAACTTTCGTTCTGGCGCGCGTGTTAAGTCGAAAAATTTCCGTACTTCTGGGCTGATGCGCGGCGGAATCCGGCTGTAAAGGCGGTGCCGTGCTACACGCCCCTTCAGGGCTATCAAGCCCAAATCGGCGGGTTTACTATGACCCGCCAAGATGCACATTGCGACCGACCTATGACGGTGGCCTGCGGTCAATGTATTGGCTGCAGGCTCGAAAGATCGAGACAATGGGCGATCAGATGTGTACACGAGGCGCAAATGCACACCGACAACTGTTTCGTTACGCTTACGTATGATGATGAAAATCTACCGTTCGGCGGACCCAGAATCCGCCCAACCCTCCACAGACCGGACTTTCAGAAATTCATGAAACGCCTGATCAAAAAAACCAAACCCATCCGGCTCTTCTATTGTGGCGAATATGGAGAAAACACACTTCGCCCACACTATCACGCTCTGCTCTTTGGCTATCGTCCAAAAGACGGATCACTATACTCTGAAAAAAATGACGTCAATCTATATACCTCCCTCGAGCTCACCAATACTTGGGGCCTCGGACACGTCACCTTTGGTGAATGCACATTCGAATCTGCGGCCTACACTGCCCGCTACATCACCAAAAAAATCAATGGCGATCTAGCCGAACAATACTACCAAGACCGAACTCATCCATTCTCAGGCATGTCACGCCGGCCGGGCATCGGTCTTACATGGCTCGAAAAATACGGCGCCGACACCTACTCGAAAGATGAAATAATAATTCGTTCAAAGGCAATGAAACCTCCCCGCGCCTACGATATCGCTTTCGAAAAAACTTGTAAAAAAACCAACTCTAATGCTTGGAAAAAAGTGCGCGCAAAACGCGCTCTAGCTAACTTCCAAAAAACCAATCCAGTGAAACTTGATCCAGACTTCCGCTACGCTATGCAACTGCGCGCTGGTCAAAAAATCAATGAACAAAAACTCCAAACAAGGGAAAATATGAAATGAAAATCTATACTGTCCGCGACACCGCGGCTGATTATTTCCTTCCCCCCTACTTCGCCCGTACCGATGATCAGGCAAAACGCATGTTCATCGGATCGCTCGGCGACAGCTTCCCCTACCGTCGCGATTTCGGGCTCTTTCTCGTCGGAGAATTCGATGAAGAAACCGGCGTGATCAAAGGTCTTGACCCTGTGCAAGTCCTCGCCGGTCTCTCGATTCCCGACAAAATGGACCCTAACGTCACCCAAAATGAAGAAAGTGCAATCCAATGAAATCCGCCACCCAACATCAATTCAGCCAAGTTCCACGCGCTGATATTCCCCGCTCCACCTTTGACCGCTCTGCCGGTCACAAAACCACCTTCAACGCCGGTCTGCTCATCCCGATATATGCGGATGAAGCTCTTCCCGGCGATACCTTCAATGCGAAAATGACCGCCTTCGCGCGGCTCGCAACCCCTCTCCACCCATACATGGACAATCTCTTCATGGAGACCCACTTTTTCGCCGTCCCCATGCGGCTGCTGTGGGACAACTGGGAAAAATTCAATGGTGCTCAAACTAACCCCGGTGACTCCACCGACTTCTTGATGCCGACCATGAAAGCTCCAGCCGTAGACGGCTACGGTGCCAGCACTCTCTCCGATTACCTCGGCATCCCAACCCAGATTCCCGATCTGGTGCACCAAACTTGCTGGCACCGTGCCTACAACCTGATCTGGAACGAATGGTTCCGAGATCAAAACCTTCAGGATTCCGTCGTCGTTGACAAAGGCGACGGTCCTGATGACCCTTCAGACTATACAATACTCCGCCGTGGCAAACGCCACGATTACTTTACCTCCTGCCTGCCTTGGCCCCAGAAAGGCCCCGCCGTCGATCTACCACTGGGGACCTCTGCTCCCCTCGTTGGCGACGCCCCGATTATCGGAATGGGTAAAAGCACAACCAACTTCGCGTATTCTAACGAAACTGTCTACGAATCCGGCGGCACGGGGTGGCCACCGCCGACAACGGTATATGATTACGCGGCGGCTATCGACCGCGGCAGCAGTGGCGATTACTTTTTTGTCGAGGAAGACCCCAATAATCAAGGGGTTCCAAATATACGCGCTAACCTGTCCGGCGTGGTGGCGGATCTTACTGACGCAACCGCGGCAACCATCAATCAACTCCGCGAAGCCTTCCAAATACAAAAACTCTATGAACGTGACGCCCGTGGCGGCACCCGCTATATCGAACTGCTCAAATCCCACTTCGGCGTAACATCCCCTGACGCCCGGCTTCAACGCCCCGAATACCTCGGCGGCTCCTCTACGCCAATTAACGTCACACCAGTAGCTCAAATGAGCTCTACAGACGTCACAACCCCGCAAGGTAACCTTGCGGCCTTTGCCACAGCCGGGCTTCACGGACACGGCTTCAAAAAATCCTTCGTCGAACATTGCGTCCTGATCGGTCTGGTTTCTGTCCGCGCCGATCTAACGTACCAACAGGGCCTCAACCGCATGTTCAATCGTTCCACTCGCTGGGACTTCTATTGGCCCGCTCTCGCCCACATCGGCGAACAATCGGTGCTAAACCAAGAAATCTGGGCCCAAGACCCTGCAAATGTCGACGGCAACGGCGACTCAATCAATCTCAACTCATTCGGCTACCAAGAACGCTTCGCCGAATACCGCTATAAACCCTCTCTCGTAACTGGCGAATTCCGCTCAAATTTCGCCCAAACCCTCGACACTTGGCACCTTAGCCAAGACTTCGCTAGCCTCCCCTCCCTCAACTCCTCATTCATTGAGGACAACCCCCCGGTGGACCGCATACTGGCGGTCCCCTCCTCCCCGGACATCCTGTTCGATAGCTACATGAGCTTAAAATGTGCCCGACCCATGCCGGTCTATTCCGTGCCTGGTCTCATCGATCACTTCTAAGAAAGGGAAAACCATGACAGACCCTCAGGCTTTCGTCGCGGGCGCATTACTCGAAAATGTAACCAATCTCTACACCTCGGCCAAACAAATGCGTTTCCAAGAACGCATGTCGTCCACCTCCTATCAACGTGCTATGGCTGACATGAAACTTGCCGGACTGAACCCGATGCTCGCCTATCAACGTGGCGGGGCCTCTACTCCCTCCGGCTCCGCCCAAAAAGCCACTAACATTGCGGCTGGCGTGCCCGCCGCAAGACTGGCGACAGCCCAAGTTGGCACGCTTGAATCACAAGCTTTGTTAAACAATTCTGCTGCTTCGCTAAATGATGAAAGAGCGGCTCTAGTGCGTCAACAACACCGCACAGAAGACGTTAATACAGAACGATTCTTTGCGATGCTTACTCGTGAAGAACAAATAGCTTTCGAAGCTTCCATAAAACAAGGTGTTGATGAAACTAACTATGGTTATGTCCTCCGCCAAATGGAGCGCCTCGGAATACCGGGCGCGGCTTCAATTCTGGCGGCGGCCACCGGTGGCTACTTGGCCGCCCGTGGCCGCTTCTCGTCAAAAACTAAAAGGGGTACTATGGCAAGATATGCCAAACCCGTAACGCCACTCGGCAAGCAATCTGCTAAATCGAGGGGACGAAATTGGTTATCCAGACTGAAAGGTATGAGTAAATCGTGGTCAAAGGGCCGCGGTGGTGGCGGCGGCTATATACCTATGTCTCCGACCGGCTCCCGCGGCCTTCAACGTAAACCGTTCTTTAACTTCTAGGAAAATAACATGACTAAATTCCAAACTGCCTACGGCAAACACAAACGTGTCTCCTTCGAGACCACTGGACCCTCTTTAACCCATCAAGCCAATGCAGCTGAATGCGACATCAATCACATAATGCAAAAATACCAAAAAACTGGTGTTCTCGAACACCAGAATAAGTTTCAAGGAAACTACGGCGACTATACAAATGTCCCACAGGACTACCATGAAAGCATGAATGCCGTGCTAGCGGCAAACGACATGTTCATGTCTCTGCCCTCGAAAATCCGTCGCCGCTTCTCAAATGATGCCGGACAATTCCTCGAATTCGTATCGGATCAAAAAAATCAATCTGAAATGATTGAACTGGGCCTTGCTTCGGCCCCAAAAAAGGAGGCTCCGGCCGACGATAGTGGATCTGATGATCCACCAATAACTGAGGAAGAATGACGATAAAGTACAGT